GACTTGATAGTGTTTGTATTGATTCTCTTCGTTGAGTACTTTTTGGATTTCCTCTCTAATGATTTGTTGCAATTGTACTTTTTTCATTTCTGTTATTTTATCTTTAGTTCTTTTTTTACCTCTTCCCAACTCTTGTCTTTATAGTCATAAGCATTAACTACATGGTATTTATTCCATAAAAATTTTATTCTTCTCTCAGGTGTCATACTGCTCCATTCTTCAGAAGACATTTTTTCTTCCTCTTGCAGTATCTTTTGAATTTCCTCTTTGATTATTTGCTGCAAATCTGATTTTTTCATTTTCCTTGTCCTCGGTAAAGTTTTCTATAATTTTTACTTGATTTCAAAACACTAGTTTTCTTTTTACTATGAACACCAGGGCGTTTAACATGAGGTTTTTCTGCGAAACGAGTTGAGCTATCTTTTAATTTTGCCATTTTATAATAAATACGGCAAGTTATTTACTCTTGCTAAGGTGAGCAATTGCTTCATTTATGCGGACACAATCTTCATACATTTCGCGTTTTTCAAAATATGGTAGATTTGTTTTTAATGTATCCACAAAATGAGTTTTATCAAGTGTTATATCAAGTACTTGATTTTCTTCCATACATTTTACTGAAAGTACACATATGGTTTTTTTACGGGTTTTTAAATTTCCTAAAATAGAATCTACTACCGCTTTAGATATATCAAAATCTTTTTCATTGATCATATCTTGAAAATCACTTTGTGACTGAACTTGGAGTACAATGGGTTTCATAATTAAAAATGTTTTAGGAAATTTTTATTAATTTTTTTTTCTTTTAGTTTTTGCATCTTTTCATCATTTTTCAATATCTGAGATGCAAGTTTTTCCAGATGTTTGGCTTTCTGAGCTTCATAGTCTCTAAGCAATTCTTCATGCTTTTTATTTTTAGCCATGGTTTTATTTATAAATATTACCATCTAGATATAAGTTCAGAACCATCATCTGGTTTTGGTGGATCATATAATCCTAATCTAGCTAATTGTTCTTTTTGGAAATCATCTAATTGAAAATCTATTTCTTCACTAGTTCCGTTTGTTGGATTGTGAGTTTCAAGTTGCTTGATATCTTGTTTATTAAAGATATTTCCAATATTAAGAAAATAACAATTATAACATAAAAATCGAATATTACCTAGATTATAATGATTAGGATTATTATCTTTAAAATTTAATATAAGAGGTATTTTATAATCATTTACTCGACGCTCATGAAATCCACACATAGCACATTCTTCCTTCAAATATCCATCATGGATCATTCGTTTCTTAATTTCATCAGGCTTAAAGTGGTTAGGTGAAATTCTACCTTCAATTACGTCAATTACATTCCAATTACTCTTTTTAAATCCTTGTGCTAAAAATTTAGGAATACCTTTACCACTTTGATTTTTATGAGCTTCAAATAACGATCTACCTCCTTCTACTTCATGATAACGTTTCGCCCACGTCTTATAATGAATATAAGATACATTTAAGAATCTGGCTGCAGCTTTATTTGATTTTGTATTACGCATTGCCATCAAAATCTGTTCTTTAGTTAATGGTTTAGGCGCTGGCATGATTATATTTCTTCAGTAGGTTCAACTATATCTTCTCCATCATCATCATCAGGATGTGAAATATCATCTTTTCGTTTACCATGAATTTTAAATTCTAATTCTTGTAAACGTTCAAATTCATCACGATCCATAATAACTGTTTCATTATATGTATGATCTCCTTCTCCTTTAGTAACTGTAATGGCTGCTTTTTTACTTGTAGTAGAGCAAGCAACGCATTTAACTGCGGTTGGGATAATTTCCAAACGTTTTGGATGAATTGGTTCTCCACATCCTATACATAACTTATTTTTCTCCATCTTTATTTTTTTGTTCTTCCATTTTAAGTAAAAATTCCCATAATTCTTTAGCGTTGTTTAGATACACTTCTTCGTCTTTTTGTTCCTCATATTTTACAACTAAAGGAAGGACTTCATTTTCTTCATCTAAACGACCAAAAATATACCATAAAATAACTTCTGTTTTCCAAAGACCATATTTAATTAATAGTAGATTTTCAATAACACGGTGGTAGTTTTCTTCAAATTCTAAAAGATTAATTCCAAAATTTTCATATAATTGATTAGATTGTAACCAACATGCCTCTAATATTCCTGTAAATTCAATGAATAATTCCTCTTCTGTAGGGACAGAAGTTTTAGGAGATTTATTTTTAAATTTAAGATTCCTTCCAAAATTATTCAGATTCAACTTCATATATTTTTAAAAATGCGTATTTATCCATTTGTTTACGTTCAGCAAAATATTCAATTGCTAATTCTAAAGATAATGATACTATTCTGTCAATTTTTTCTTTATTGGGATCGGTCCGAGCATAGAAAAAATATAATTTAAAATCTTTGGCTTCTAACATATTTTTTAATTTTTTATAAATATAAGATAAAAATTTTTGAAATCCTAATTTTAAAATTAAAGAAATTTTAAATTATTTATAGGATTATGTTTTATATAAGAACCCCATTTATATTTAGAATATTCAAAACCATTTGCTTCTGCTTGTTTTCTTTTTTCTCCGTTTACTGAAATTGAGGTGAAATGGCAGAAGTGACAATTGTATGTTCTAAGCATTTTAAAATTTGAGAGTTGACATTTTAAAAAGAAATCCCAATCTGCAACCATACCTTGATCATAGTATTCATCCCATCCTCCTACCTTTAAATAATCTATTTTAGACATAAAAATAGGTAAAGTAGATCCTTCTTCAATAGTAACATTTTTTTCTATTTTATCACAAAATTCCCAAAATTGTTTTAAATCAAATGTTTTAGGATCTCGTCCTAAATCCTCAATATGTTTTTGTCTAAACATAGAAGGATAAGGTTCAATCTCATTAGGAGCTATAACTGAATTGGGTTGGTAGATTTCTTCTAGTCTGATATCCCATCTATTTTGAAATACATTATCATCATTCACAATGAGAATTTTATCATATTGAGCATTATATACTCCTAAATTAGTAGCTTTAGTTAAACCAACATTTTCCTCTAAATTTAAGATATCAATATAATCAGACCATTTTTCAAGTACTTCTTTATTTAAATCATAAAATCCATCAACAACTACAATAATTTGATTTTTATTTTGTTGACCTTCAATACATGATTGAAGACATAGATCAAGAACTTCTGGTTCTTTATATGTTGGTATAATTACTGAAATCATATTTTGCTCCAATCTGTTAGAGGTGATAACCAATATGTTTCTCCATGAGTAGCGTATCCTGGTATTGGAGTTACCAATAATTCATTATTTTCTCTTAATTCTAAAAACATCTGAAAATCATACGGATGAGTTCCGACTGTATGTTTTCTTAAAATGGGTTCAATTTTTTTTAAAGTTGATACTTTAGAAGCAAATGTCATTGTAGTTGAATTTGTAATTTTCCAATGACAAGAATCAGTTAGATACACTCTAGTGTCTTCAGCTCCACCTTCACAATACGGATTACCTCCATTTTCAGGTATCATATACTTATCTGGGTGGTCGTAAGGTGATACAAATGATGCCCCTAAATTAAATCCTTCAAGTATTATTTTATCTGCTCCTGGTTTATGTAGATAGTCATTTTCTAAAAAATAAATAATTTCATTATCAGGACTTTGAAGTGCTTCATCTAATGCTAAATTAAATGTTCCAGCTCCATGTCCTACAGAAACATAATTAATATGATCTCTAGGGATATATTTTTGAATCATATTATTTGTACTTTCAGATATATTATCTGCTATAATAGACCAATCATATTCTGTCCAAGGAAATACTTGTAAAGCATTTTTTAAACAATTTTCATTATTAATGTAATTTGGTTTTACTTTTTTATAACCGGCATCACTTATTCTATAAATTATTTTCATTTAAAAAGTTTTTTATATAATCTTCTAAATCACAAATTGGGATCCAATTTAGCTTATTTTGAGCTAAAGTACTTGTATTTAAAGTTACTTCTGCTTCTCCTTTTTTAGCGGGTTGGTATATAGGTTTAATACTTAACATTTGAGCTACTTCATTAACAGAGTAATTTTTACCTTTTCCTAATTCAAACTCATACCCATATGTTTGTTGTTCCATTATTAAAATAAGAGCATTAACTATATCTGAGACATGGGTAAAATCTCTTCGTTGTTCTCCATCCCCATATATATAGCATTGTTCTCCTTTTTTAATATTGTTAAGCCATCTACCTATTAATGTAGTATATCCTCCTTCTAGCAATTGATTAGGACCATATACATTATAAAATCTAGTAATAGTTGCTTTTAAACCATAATGTTCTTGATATAATTGAATAATTTCTTCTCCTAGATCTTTACTAAAAGTATATGGATTCTTAAATTTACCACTATGCTTCGAAGAAGATCCAGCATATATTAAAGGTATATTCTTTTTAATGCAATATTTAACAACAGCATAAGTACCTTCAAAATTAGTTCTGATGTACTCTTCTGGATGTTCAAATGAAGGTTGGATTCTAGCTCTAGCAGCTAGATGGTAAACAATATCTATGTTTTCCCAAATATTATTTATATTTTGAATATCACCTACTATATAATGACATCTTGGGATTTCATTTTCTTTTAACCCAGTTGAGTAATCATCTAAAGAGTAAACAGTATGGTTTTTTTCTAATAATGATTTAATTAAATTTGTACCAACAAAACCTGCACCGCCTGTTACTAATATGTTCATATTTTTATAAATAAGCTACTAATATATCATTTTGAGCAAATTCATTGTCTTCAAAAGTAAATTTATAATTAGGGTTAATCTCTAAAATTTTATTTTTTAATCCATCTATATCAATTCCTTCTCCCCACCAATGCCCTAACATTCTCATATCATCAATTAGAATAGTATGAGTTTTAATATCGCTTGTTTTTATAGCTGAGAGTTCTTCATATAGTGGGCATCTTTTAGTTCCAACTGGTCCATAATCTTGATGGGCGTCTAACCAAAATGTGGTTGGTTTATCTAAAGATGAAATAATGTTAGATAATTCCCATAATGAATCTCCTGTTATTAGGTTAATTTTTTGCTCGTCAACAAAAGATTGATATTTTTGAATATTTTCTTTTTGTAGACTTTCATCTAACTCAATACTAAATATTTTTTCAAATCCTAATTCTAACGCTAATTGAACACAATCTCCATTAGCTGTTCCTGTTTCTAAAAAATAAGGGTTTAAATACTTCAATAGTACTTCTTTTGATAAAGTTGTTTTAATCATAATTTTTATTTATTATTTAAAATATTTGTATAACTATAATACTTAGCAAAATGTAAAAATGTACTAGGTATATCTACAATTATATTAGTTTGAGATAATATTAATAAACCTATAAATGCTTCAATAACAGATTGTCTGGGTCTATCAACATTAAAATTATTTAATCTTCCCTCATTATCTGTGATAAGATCATTCCATTCACCTTCTTTAAATTTTTTAACATAACTAGTCTTAGGATAAACAAATACATTTTCTAATTCATTAAATTTATCTTCAGTATCTTTATCATCTGAGCATATATAATATTTTAGATTTAGATCTGATTTTATGTGGTTATATATTTCATTGTCATTTAGACTAATATTGGGGTTAGAAGAATAATCTGTTTTTCTAAATAAGATACCATGTGTATCTTTATTTATATTATTTTCTTTTATGAATGCTTGTACTTGATCTAATATTTTAGTTTTAATTTTTAAATTTTTTAATTTATCTAAAACAAAACTTATATTGATGTATGAAGGTAAAATGTTATGGTAATAAATTATATCTTCATTTTTATTTAAAATATCATGTATTGATTCTAAAGTATGATTATACTGTTTATTTAAATCAAATTTAGTTTGATTTTCATGTATTAAAAATATGTTATCAATATTACTTTCAAAAATATCATTAATATTATTATTAATAATTTTAATATCAGTAATAAATAAATCTTCAAAACTACACCTACACCAATTATTTTCAGGCCAACATATTATAGGAGTAGATTTAGTTTGTTCAGCTATAAAAAGACCACCTAATAAACTATTTAATCTATTTCCTAAACCACCATCACAAAATATAATTGTTTTTCTCATATTAAATTAATTTTTTACTAATATTTTCAATAATATAATTAAGATTTTTAGTAATTCCAAACTCAGGATAATGCTCTTTCATTTTAGATAAATCACTATAATAACAAATATGATCTCCTATTCTATTCTCATCAACATATTCATATATCATTTTTTTACCTGTTATCTGTTCTGTTAAATTAAAAGCCTCAAATATAGAACATGAGTTTTCTTTACCTCCACCTATATTGTAGACCTCAGCAATTCTAGGATTAGCTATAAATAAATCCATAAATTGAATAACATCTGATGAATGAATATTATCTCTTACTTGTTTACCTTTATAACCAAATATATTATATTTAGTTTCTTGAATATTACATTTAACTAAATAATTTAAAAATCCATGTAATTCTACTCCACTATGATTTTCTCCTGTTAAACATCCTCCTCTTAAAACGCATGAAGGTATCCCAAAATATTGACCATATTCTTGAACTAATATATCAGCTGCTACTTTACTAGCTCCGAATAAACTATGTTTAGATTGATCTATTGAGAAATCCTCATTAATCCCATTTCTATATTCAGAATCAGTATAATCATATCTAGTATTTAATTCAATTAAATTTAAAGTATTTGGTTTATCTCCATATACTTTATTAGTTGACATATGGATAAAAATACAATCTTTATTTGTTTGTCTAGTTGCCTCCAATAAATGCAATGTACCATTAGCGTTTGTTTCAAAATCATCAAAAGGAATAGAAGCTGCTTTATCATGAGAAGGTTGAGCTGCGGTATGAATTACTACATCAAATTTTATTTGTTTAAATAAATTTAAAATGGATTGTTTATCTCTTATATCAATTTCAAAATTAGTAAAATTAGAATATTTATTTTTTAATTGATTAAGACGAGATAAAGTACTTCCTTTTTCTCCAAAGAATATTTGACGTTGATTGTTCTCAATTCCATAAGTTTTATATCCTTGAATACAATAATATTCTACAGCTTCAGATCCTATAAGTCCACCGGCTCCTGTTATTAATATTTTCATAAGGCATCCCAATAGTTTATTTGTAAATTAATTTCTTTTAATTTCTTTCTTAAATTATCTTCTCTTTGAGCAAATTCTGGAGATAACCATTGAGTGTGAAATTCACAATATAATTCATCAATGTATTCTATTATGTTAGTTTCAAGTAATTTATCTAACACATCGTATTCTGCTCCTTCAATATCTAATTTTAAAATAATATAGTCTTCTTTAGAAAAATTATTTTGAATAAATTCAGATAAATTAATAGCTTGTATTTCAATATAATCATCTTCTGTTATACCATCCCAATTTGCTTTAGATTTTTCTAATGTTGATCCAACACTATTTTTATTTTTAGTACATCCCCAAAATTTAACTATTTCATATTTATTTGAAACAGCATTGTTATATTTTTTACAATTTTCAAATTCTGGGTTGGTGTTAATTTGTTCAAATAAGAAAATATTAGGTTCAAACATATGAAATTCATAGTCTGTTTTTCCTAGTTCTTGCTTAAATTTTCTAACAGATTCACCTAAATGTGATCCACAATCTAATATAATTTTTTTCATATTATTTTTTTAAATACTGCGTTCCCTGCTCCTATATTTTCATCAAATGTGTCTATTAGTTGAAATCCTAAAGGAGTTAAATAATTAATCATATCATCTAATGAAGCATCATTTTCGTATAAATTTGAGTTTATATACTCTGCTATAATCAATTCAAAATTATTTATGTGGTGTTTAAATCCTTTAATAGCTTCTAAATCATACCCTTGAGTATCTGATACTAATATATTAAAATTATTTATATTAATATGAAGTTCATCTATTAATGATTCAAATGTCCTAATTGGAATTTGAATAGATTGTCCAAATAATATATCTGGATAGTATTTAGGGTGATTAAGTGGTTTAAGTACTGATGATGATTCTCCATTATTTGAAGCGATATGTAGATCCATTGTTTCATTAGTAGATCCTAAACCATATTGTAGCACTGTATAGTTAGGATATGCTTTTTTTAAATACTCAGCCAATTGAGGAATAGGCTCAATTAATATTATATTATTTGTTAATTGGGAGAAATATCCTACTTCTTGTCCTGAATTTGCTCCTATTTGGATAATTCCTTTAATATTGGATATTTCATTAATATATTTTATCATGATTAAAATTTTTTATTTTTTTATTAAAATACAATCTCCTCCGTTAAAATTAATATTATATACATCTTTTATTTTATTAAGACATTCTCTTAATTTATTTCCTCCATTAGAATGTGTTCCATCAGAATGAACATGTTCAAATTGAATATAATTTATTTCAAATTCATTAAAATTAATTGAATTTATTATATCTACATCCATACCTTCAATATCTATAAATAAATAATCAATTATAGATAAATTTTTTTCTTTGAATAATACATTTATATTTTTGGCAGGAACTGTAAATTCAAAAATTTTATCTAAATCATGGTGGTGCTCTATTAAATGATTTTTCTTTAAAGATCCATGAGCGCAATATTCATATATTCCTCTATAAAAAATAACTTCATTTATATCATATTCAGGGACTAATGCTAAGTGTATAAATTCATAATTTATAGGAAATTTACCATATTGATCTTTTATTTTATCATAACATTTATCATTAGCATCAATTAAAAATATTTGATCTAAATCTTGATAATTATCTTTTACAAAATCAAAAACATGGTCATTTCCTTCATTACATCCAATTTGGATTAAATTCTTTTTTTTCATATTAAAATCCTCGTTTAATTTGTTTTTCAAATGGATAATTATTTTTAAGAAAATAGTTATCTATTGGTGCTTTATATTCTTTATTTTTTAAATCTTGATGTAACCATAAAAATTCTTGTACTAAATCTTTATCTAAAAATGGGTATCTCATTTCAATTCCAAAACTACCACCAACATATTCTTCTTTAGCTATATATGATTCTAAAGTTGACCCATAAAAACTAGCCCACGGAAATATAGTACTTAAATCTTCTGGAAATTTTCCTCCAAAATTACTATGATTAAACATTTTTACTCCATTAAACCCATAATCAGATATTATTTCATCTGCTCCAGTTCCTGATAAGCATATTTTGCAGTCAAATGTTTTAGCTGCTCTACATACTGTGGCAAAATTATTTGACCCAGCATCATTAATTAATAATGTATGAAATTCATTATAACCACTAGTACTCGAGTATATAGTATAATAAAATGGTTCTGTATTTTGATGGATTAATTGATGGGAATACTCATAATCATAGTTGTTTTTATTTAAAGTATAACATTCTGCTTCTGAGTTTTTTAAAGCTATTCTATCATATATTATTTTTTCATTTTCACTTCCCATTAAACTAAATGAGAAAAAATGATGTTTATTTTTTATTAATTCTGAAAATATTAATCCGCTATCATATCCGCTGCTTAATCCTATAAAAATATTCTTATCAGTATTTTTAATTCGTTTTTTAATAGAATTTTCAAAAGCTATAACCCAATCATCATATGATGTTTTATGTTGTTTTAAATCAAACTCATAAATAATTTCTTGTTTGAGTATTTGATTTGTTTTTAAACAAATAGTATAAATAGTATTGGGTTTAGTTTTTTCAATATTTTTATATCCTAATTTTTCTAAAGGTGTCTTATAACTAGCACAACCTATTTTATCATTATCTATACCTAAAAATAATGGTTTAGTTCTAAAAATATCTGAACTAATTATTGCTTGATTAGTATTAAAATCAACTAAGCATATAGCAAATTCTCCATCTAATTTTCTTATAAAATCAGATCCATATTGTTTATAAAGAGGAATTAAACATTCTCCATCAGATTTATAATTTCCAAATTCTTTATAATTATAAATTTCCCCATTATATATTAAAACAATATTATCTTCTTGATAAGGTTGTGGTGTAAATTCACCTGTAATGGATAATAAATTATGAATAAATAAATTATTATTTATAATTTTTGATTCTGTATAGTCTGGACCTCTGAATTTTAAATAATAATTTAAATCTTCTATATTATCTGAGGTTTTAGTGGAAAATAGAATACTACACATATTTATTAGTTTAAATGTCCTTCTTGCTCATTAAGATACTTATTACCTCCAGCATACAAATTAGCATATCCCTCAAAAGTTTTAACATTTAAAGTATTTCCTAATTTCCATAAACAATAAGTAAAGCTACATTGATCTCTGGAACTAAACTTACATATTTGCTCCCACCACATTAGTTCAAGATTAGTAATTATGCTACTATTTTTTTTAATATAAGAAGTCATTTCATATAATCCAAATTCTCTTGGCATTCCCTGTTCTAAGTAGTAATTATATTGCTGGGTTATGTTTTGTTGGTTATCTAATCTTCCTGCTACTAATTCCATTTCTTTGTAGCAACAGTTTCTATGAGGATGGTTAAATAATAATAAATCAAACTCACCATATTCTTCTAATATTTCTTCAGGATTTACTTTTAATTGATGGTTAGCATCATGCCAAATAATATATTCATATTGGGGAAATATTAATGTAGTTAGTACTTTATATAATTTAGCATTTCTTCTAAATTTAAAATTATCTATATTTGAAAAATCAAAACATCCAAATTGTTCCCAAATATTAACATTATATTTTTTATCAACAATAGCTATATAATCACAATTATCAAATTTTTTAGGAGGATCAATCAGATTATCTTTTCCACCCAAATTAGCAGTTATAATTAAAAATTTATTCATATTTAAACTTTATATTTTTTACGCCCATTAGCTTCAATTTTATCATATAATTCATTTTGTTCAATTTGTCTATCTAATTGTTTACAATGAATTATAGAATACATTTCATCCATAGGTAAATTAGCATATGTTTTATATCCTTTTATTTTAGAATGAAGTAAACCTTCCCATTTTATCCAATCGCAATTTCTATAAATACGCATCTGCCAATCAGGATAATTTACCCATCCTTTTTCATTAACTTTCCATCCCCATCTATCAATCCATTCTTTAGTTAAATTTAATACAGTATTAATACGAGGTGTAATGAATAAATCAACATTAGAATTATCTTCTAAAAATCCAGGAAGAATTTCTATTAATTCTTCAGTTATTAATTCATCAGCATCTAGTTGTACTATATAATCTCCTGAGCATAAACTATTTAAATAGTTTTTTTGAGTATGATCTCCGTCAAATTCTCTATACTTTAAAATAATTTGATCTTTATATTTATCTAAAATTTCTTTAGTTAAATAATCATCTGAGAAATCATCAACTACTACAATTTCGTCTATAGATTGTTTGTTTTTTAGAAGGAATGGGATTAAATTTTGTATGTATTCTCCTTCATTATGAGTTAAAATAGCATAGCTAATTTTCATAACTTATTTTTTATTTTAAATATAAAAAAATTCTTTTTGTAATCCTAATTACTCTGGTAAAACTCCAATATAAGTTAGAGCATCCATAAATTCTTTCATTTCAAATGGTTTCATGGAAGTCATATCCATTCTGTGGGTATAATATTGACCAGGTTTATTTTTGATAGGATATTTTTCTTTTTCTTCTTCTAATACTTCTACAGCTAATACTCCTGCCCATTTAGCATCTTGTGGATTTGTACCATTATAGAATATCATTCCTTTAGTAGGGATATTAATGGTGGTAGGCATCCATTTCAAACCATTTTCATCTTCAAACATTACATCTTTGTAAAGTTCAGGCAGTACTTCTAGTTGTTGTTCATAAAATTCTTCACCTTCTTTCATTAGTGAATTAGTTGTAAAACCACATCCAAAACATGAGTATGTTTTAATTTCAGAAGAATTTTCCACTACATAACAGGCATCAGACCCGCAATGAGGACAGGTTGTTAAATTATCAGTCATAATTGATTTTTTATTAATTCAATATCGTTTGTAACCATTTTTTTAACCATTTCACTAAAACTAGTTTTTGGTATCCAATTAAGTTGAGATTTAGCTTTACTATAATCTCCTCTTAATACATCAACTTCTGCTGGTCTCATGAATTTAGGATCTTGTTTAATATACGAAGACCAATCTGGGATTCCAATTTGATTAAAAGCTTCATCTAAAAAATCTTTAATTGATCTAGTTTCACCAGTTGCAATCACATAATCATCTGCTGTTTCTTGCTGTAACATTAACCACATTGCTTCTACATAATCAGGAGCATATCCCCAATCTCTTTTAGCTTCTAGATTTCCTAATGAAATATGATCTGCTAAACCAAGATGAATTTTAGCTACTCCATCTGTAATTTTTCGAGTAACAAATTCAATACCTCTTCTTTCACTTTCGTGATTAAATAAGATACCACTACAAGCAAACATATTATATGATTCACGGTAATTTTTAGTAATCCAATGTCCATATAATTTAGCTACACCATATGGAGATCTAGGATAAAATGGAGTATTTTCATTTGCTGGGTTTTCAACCATTCGACCAAACATTTCAGATGAAGATGCTTGATAAAATCTAATATTTTTATTGTATTCTCGAATCGCTTCTAGCATTCGTAATACACCTAATCCGGTTACTTCTGAGGTATGTTCAGGAGTTTGCCAACTTTGTCCTACAAATGATTGAGCTGCTAAATTATATACTTCATCAGGATTAGATTCTTTTAAGATCCGAAGTAAACTATTTTGATCAGTTAGATCTCCATCTACAAAAGTTATTTTTCCTTCTAAATGAGCAGTATTAGTACGATTTTTGGAAGAACTTCTTCGTTCCATTCCATATACTTTGTATCCTTTGGTGAGGAGGAAGTCAGCTAGGTGACTTCCATCCATACCATTGATACCCGTAATTAGGGCTGTTTTCATGATTCTACTTTCTTTAATTTAGGTAATTCAATTTTCTTCAATTGTGGAAGTTTTAATTGAACTTGTTTAGGAAATTCAGGAATACGAGTAAAATATTCAGCTATTTTTTCAGTCATTTTTTCAAATGAGAAATTTGTTCTAGCAAAATATGCTTGACGTTTTGCTCCGTCAATATAATTTTTATAATTTTCAAACACATCCTTTAAATAAAATCCTACTTGACCTAAATCAGGAGAGAACCATTTAAATTCTTTCAATAACATACTATTAGCAGCACTTGGATGTACATTTGTTAATGTACCTTCAACTAGTGGAGTAAATTCTTTTTTAAGGAAATCAATATGTCCACTCCAATTTGTTGTAATAACTGGTTTTTTACTTTGAGTAAATTCAAGTAATGGTAAACCAAATCCTTCACCCTTAGTTAAACTAATCATAGCTTTAATTTTAGGATGATTATAAATTTCATTCATTTCTTCATTTGTAAATTCACCATGAAGTAGATAGATATTTGGTAAATCAGTTGAATTTACTGTTGAACGAATCATATTGATACGTTTAAGAATTTCATCTCTATCCATATAAGATGGACTTACAACACTAACTTTTAATACCAATGCTGGTTTTTTCTTTTTATTTTTAAATGTTTCTAAAAACGCTTTAATTAATAAACCTACATTTTTACGATCTTCTCCTACATCACCTGGTAGCCAATGTCCTACAAATAGATAAGCGAAATCTTCAGGAATAGTATTTAATGCTCCAATTTCTTTATTAGGATTATCTAAATACTTATAGATATTAGTATCCATACCTGCAAATAATACTTCAACTGGAGTTGTTAATTCGATATTAGCTTCAACTTGTTGAGTTTGATTATTAACTTGTTGAAATTTAGAATTTACAAATCCTGTTTTTCCATGTTCTGAGGATACTAATACTAAATCCATTTTATTACAACCCTGAACCCAATCGGCTGGTACTAGATCTGTTTCTAATCCTGCAGTAATACCAATATTGTATTTACCTACTTTTTGGAATTCATTTGGTACTGTAATCCAAATAAAAATATCTGGTTGAGAGGTAAGTTGTCCTGTGATAAAATATTGTTTTAGGAAATTCCATTCTGGGTTTTCATCTGTAAACCCTAAAGCTGTATTTCCCCAATTGCATGGGATAATTTTAATATCCCATTCTTCTTTTTTCAATTCGATAATCGATTTGGCTACATCTCTACTTAGGGCGCCATATCCGCTTAGAGTATCTACAGGAGCGTAGATTACACAACTATTTTTGCTCATATTAGTAAATTAATTTATGGTTTAAAACTCGTTTTTCTGTATTTTTAGTATTGATAAGTTCAAAGTTTTTTCTAGGTTTCCAAGTTAAAAATAATTCATCTATATAATTGATTATACGTTGACCCATCTTTTCACCTGTAAATCCTGCTTCATCACTTAATGCCCATTCTCTACCTTTTAATCCTCTTTCTACACGTTCTGCTTTTGACATATTATATGCTTCAGTAATTCGAGCAGCTGCATCTTCTGATGTACAGCGGTCATCCCAAATATATGGTGTGACTGGAGAACCTTGAATTGATCTATTTGTTGGATAAACTGGTAAAGCCCACTCACCATGTTCTTTATAGGTACCATTATGGTTTGAAGGAAAATCAGCATCTACTTCCATCCACTTACCATCTCTAACAAAACGCATTTGATCTTGCATTCCACCTGTAACATTAGCAATAATTAATTTTCCAGTTAATAATGCTTCTGTTAATGATAGACCCCATCCTTCATTTGATGTTAATAAAATCTGAGCATCAGACATATTATACAAATAATTCATTTGGTGAGGCGGAAGTGGTTTTTCAGAAAATACAATATTGTATTTTGGATCATTATCAAATAAAAATTCACAAACTGCATTTAAATCTGTTCCATTATCATCAACACGTTGAGTATGAAGTAGGAAAGCACATTTTTTAGCTTTTTCCTCAGGTAATGAATCAATAAAGTATTTATATGCTAAAAGTGTATCTGGAATTTGTTTACGACGGATATTTCTTGAGTTAAAGAACAATACAAAATCATATTCTTTTCCATTAAAGATTTGATTTTTAAATTTAACTAATTCTCCATATTCAGCATCAGTTGATTTAATTGGTTTAAAAATATCTTCATTTAAACCATGAGGAACATATTTAATTAATTTATCCTTTGCTTTATCACCTAATACTAACTTATTAATGTTGACTGTTTGTTTTGAGATACCTAACAGCGCATCACATGCTTCATAATATGGACGATTATACATAGGTGCTGGATAGTCATCCCAAATATTTAAATAAATAATAGGCATTTTACGGCGAATTTCATTTTCGATTTGAAATAGCCACATAAAATATCTTGGATCTGTAATAAGGAAGATAGCGTCAGGTTTTTCAATTTTAATTAGCTGACGAATAAAATTAGGATCTCCATAACCATCTACAGGATAAATCTGAACAGATGAATCTGTTAGACCTGTATTTGTGTTAGTGTCCTGAGATAGATCTAATCTTTTACCTTTTTCAGGATGATTAATTGCTCCTGCAACTTGTACCCAGTTAAAATGTTGACATGTATTGAGTACCATTTCGCGGGCAACAGTTGCTACTCCTGAATGTACTCGGAGATCATCGCAAATTAATAAGATTTTTTTCCTCTCTTTTTGAGGTAAATAAGCAAAACTTGAATTCATTATTCTTTAATGTTTGGGTTAATATGATTTGTTAATTGTTTTCTAAATTCCGGATCGGTAAGATATAAATCTATTGTTCGATTGACAAGCTTATTTAAAGTAAATTTTCGCTTTACGCACTCTATTTTAAAGACATCAAACAGGTCTTTATCTACTTTCACTGAGGTTAGCTGAGTGCCTGGTTCCTTTGCCATAACATTATTTTTTATCATATATACATATATACGGATATACTAAGAGATTGCTTGAGAGCAAAGTTCCTTTTTATCCTTAAATGGACAATATTTACATTTATTTTTTTCTGGTTGAGCAGGATGATCTACATTCTTATATGTTCCATCTATATCAAATGTGTTTTCTATAAATGAAATAATTGCAGATTTTGCTTTTTTTAATTTAATTTTTCCTTGAGCAGGAATAAATTCTTGGATTCGTTTTTGAGCAAAGTCTGAATTTTCCCAAAGTTTTCGTTTTAATATTAGGAATTGAACCTCAATATTATCCTCAGGTACACCAAATTGTTCACTAAAGAAAGATTTATAAAACAATACTTGAAATTGTTTGTATTCATCTTTTTTTTCTTTATCTGTCCATCCTCTACTTGATGTCTTTATATCGTATATAGTAAAAGTATTTGTTGGTTCATGATATAAAACTAAATCAATAAACCCATTAAATAATACATTATTATAGCGCTTATCAGGAGACATCACTATAGGTATTTCTATTCCTGCTAGAAAATATCCTTTCTTGGAAAAATAACTATTTCGTTTTTTCTTAATAAATTCTAAAATAGCTATTCCATCCTCATAAAATTCTCTCATTTCCTCAGAAGAAGAAAAATGAATTTTATTGTTATTTTTATATTGTTGACTGTAGTTTTCTCTAAAACGTTCTTCAAAGTATTCTTCTAAATTAATTTCATCTGCGGCTGCACCTGTTTGTTCATATAGAACACTAAGATAATTTTGAATGGTTTCATGAATTGCAGTTCCAAAAACAGTATGAATAGTAGATGTAAATGTCTTATGTCCTTCTTTGTATTGGAGTGCCCATTTTTTAGGGCACGACCAATACATAGACATTTGTGAGTAAGAAATGCTCTTCTGAAATGCGTAATTGATTTCTTGAGGTTTAAAATTACGTATTTGCTTAATTATAGAAGGAACTTGTTTAACCATTTCTTTGTTGTTCAAGCATAGATTTTACTTTTTGAAGATATAGGATAGCATCCATGTGTTCTTCTAAAGCATGGTTAATAAAATCCTCAATTGAGAGATCATCTCTATCTAAAGTAACACCATATTTTTTCTCACCAAATTCGGCTCGAGTGATAAATTTATCTACAATTGTTTGAACAATTGAATCTGGTGTGTAGTTGTTATAGGTTACTTTGCTCATTTAATTAATTGTTTTAGTTCTTTCTCGTCAATACCTTTAGCAACTAAAATATTTTCTAGCCACTTATCATCAGTTAAACTAATATATTCTTCTGCTTCTTTAAGAGAGCATTCAAAATATTGAGCAACATGTGATACTATTTCAGGTTTAGATTTTTTAACATTAGATCTAATATAAGATGAATATGTGTTTTTAGATTGTGGAATCATAAAACAATATACTTCATATAGTCGTTGTCCATCCTTAATATCTAATCCTTGAACATAATTCACAATGTCAATATATTTTGGATTCATACTTAATATTTTATTAATCATAAATCCATTAAATACTTTTCGTTGCTCAGGAGTAAATGATTTCCAATCAGGTTTAGTGTCAATGATTGCTTTAATGAAATCAAATACATTAAATTGTTTAGACTGTTTTGTTGTATTCTTCATACTCTGCACGTAGTTCTTTAGGAAGCAGTTCAGTTAAAATTTTATTTGTTTTTACATCAACAAATACTGGGATAGGAATGATGGCGTCTTCTTGCGTACCTACTAAAAACTTACTTGCTTTACGTAGAATTACTGCTTCTTGGAATACTTGATTACCATCATCAGATGTAATAGGTGTGGTTTGTGTAATATCCACATTCATTTGGAATTGTTCTGTTTGTTTATTCATATTTATTATTTAATTGTTTCTAAAATTTTTGATATACAGGCCATAATATTGATTTCTTTATCAAGTCTAAATGTAGCATGGTATATATATTCTTCTAAATAGCAAATGATAATACCTTCATTTCCTTTAGCATATTCATTTAGTTGATCGTATAAAAATCTATATAAATCATCAAAATCATTTACATCAGCATTTGCTATAATTTGTCTAATATTATTAAATGATTTATTTGATGGTTTTTTAAGTTCTTCTAAAATAGATTCTTTATAATTATCATCAGTATTTGATAGTTTACCTAACTTTAATACTCCATCAACTGTATATTTTTGACAGTTATTGATAATTTTTCTAAAATCAGGATAAAACTTATTTACAATAGTAACTAAATCTTCTATTTCGTACTCAATTTCTTCTTTATCTAGAATAGTGCTAATATGTTGGGCTACAACTTTTTTAGTAGGAGGAGATAAATCAAATTCCTGACATCTACTTCTAAGTGGTTCAATTAAACGTTCTGGGTAATTACCTGTTAAAATGAAACGAGTAGTTAAACTATATGTTTCCATCATGTTTAACAAGATAACTTGTGATGCTTGTAGAATATGGGTTGCTTCATCTAGAATCACTATTTTAAGTGGCTTAAATGAACCAGCAGCAGCAAATGCTCCTACTTTATCTCTCATCACATCAATTGAACGTTCATCAGTTGCATTAATATATAGATAATCACAATCAATATTTTTAACTAATATTTTAGCGATTGTTGTTTTACCTGCACCTGGTTTACCTGCAAATAGAAGATGTGGGATATCTTGTTGTTGAATAAATTCTTCGAATTTAGACTTAATTTCGTCTTTACAGATATATCCTTCTAAAGTATCGGGCCTATACTTCTCATTAAGTATTGTGTGTAACCTTTTTGACATAACTTTTATTTTAAATATACAATCCTAAATTTAGAAATCCTAATAATCTCCATATATATTAAACCTTTTAGGAGGAGTAGGCGCTACTTCTTCAGTAGTAATAATATATAGCTCTCCTTTTAAAGGCGCAAGTCTAAACTCATATGGTTTATTTACTTTTTGAAAGTATGCTTCAAGTGTTTCAGTTAATGATTTATGAACAATTTGTTTTTCATCATCAACCAAACACCATTGATCACCAGGAGGTACTCTCCTGGCAATCAATATGTTTGATTCTTTAGTTTCCATTTATTAGTACATTCCTGGCATTCCTGATGCTTCGGATTCTTTATCTAAATTAATTTCTACAATAGCAGATTCAGTCAATAATACTGTTCCAGCAATAGAAGCTGCATTTTCAATTGCATTACGAGTTACTTTAGATGGATCAATAATACCTGCATCTTTCATATTTTCATATGCTTCTGTTTTGATATTATATCCTTTCCAATTATCGTCTCCTTCTAATCCATTAATTAACCCATAACATTCACCTTCACTATATCCGGCATTTGTTAAAATTTTCATAAATGGAGCAGCACATGCTTTATAAACAATTTGTTTACCAATATAAACATCTGAATCTAATTCTGAGCGTGATCTAGTGATTGCTTCTCGAGCGTATAATAGAGCAGCACCACCACCAGGAACAATTCCTTCTTCGATAGCGGCTTTAGTTGCATGTAATGCATCATCAACTCTATCTTTAGTTTCTTTCATTTCTAATTCACTATTTCCACCTACGTGAATGATAGCTACACCACCAATAAATTTTGCTAAACGTTCCTGTAGTTTTTCTTTTTCAAATGGTACATTAGATTTATCGATTTGAGTTTGTAGTTCATCAATTCGTGCTTCAATAGCGCTTGTATCTCCTTTTCCATCAACAATAGTGGTTTGATCTTTAGTAATAGTAACTAAACGTGCTTTACCAAACCACTCCCAAGAAAACTTATCTAGTTTCATTCCTTTTTCATTTGAGAATACCTGGCCGCCAGTTAGAACCGCCATGTCTTCCATTAGAAGTTTTCTGCGATCTCCAAAATCAGGAGCTTTAACAGCTGCTACTTTAATTGTACCTCTCATCTTATTTACAATAAGAGTAGATAATGTTTCACCATCAATATCCTCAGCAATAATAAGTAATGATTTGCCTGTTCCTGAAACACCTTCTAGGATTGGAAGTAAATCTTTTACTTGATTGAATTTACGATCTGCAATCAAAATAAATGGATCTTCTAAGGTACAGGTCATGTCTGAGTTATTAGTAACAAAGTAATGTGACTTATATCCTCTATCAAATTGCATACCTTCTACTGTTTCGAGATATGTTTCTCCTGTTTTTGATTCTTCAATTGTAACTACACCTTCGCGACCTACTTTTTCCATTGCTGTGGCAATTAATGTTCCGATTGCTGGATCATTATTTGCTGAGATTGTTGCAATTTGTTCGAGTTGAGTTTCTGATGTAATGTCTTCGGATATTTCTCTTCTAAGACATGTTACTATTTCTTTAACTGCAGAATCAATCCCACGTTTAATTTCTACAGCATTTGCTCCTCTATCAAGATATGAGATACCTTGATTAATCATGTGTTGAGCTAAAAGTGTAGATGTAGTAGTTCCATCACCAGCATTATTAGCTGTTTTAATAGATGCTTGTTTAACCATTTGAGCACCTAGTTCTTCAAGCGGATCTTCTAAATTTGAGATTTGTTTTGCAACAGTTACTCCATCTTTTGTACTGCGAACTTCACCGTATTCAGTGTAGATAACATTTCGTCCATTTGGACCTAATGTAGCAGTTACAGCATCCGATACTGTATTAATACCGGAAACAATTTTCTTTCGGGCTTCAGGCCCAAACTTGACAACTTTATTCATATAGATTTTATTCGGTTATAATTGCTAATACTTGTGTTTCAGGACAACTCCAATATTCTTGTCCATCATGTTCTATTTTAGAGGCACCAATTGCAGGTAAAATGACTTTTTGACCTATTTTAAGTGTTGGTGGAATAAATGTTCCTGTAACTGTGTAGGAGCCTTCTCCAACAGATACAATAGTGCCTCGTAATCCTTTTTCTTTTCCTAAATCAGGTACTACAATTGAACCATAAGTGGTTTCTTCCTCTTCTTGAGGTTTTACAATAATTGAATTAAAAACTGCTTCTAATGACATATAACTTTTGTTTATTGATAAATATACTAAAATTCTAGGGGTAATTCAAGTTGTACGTGGGTTTCTTTTACTAATTGGGCTTCTTCTATTTTGTTTGCAAAATAATATATTCCATCTTTTTTCAGTACTGTATCACAACCTAAATAATTTTTATAACTTTGTACCTGATCTTCAGGTATAGTGGATTCTTTAATAGTACGTTTTAGAATATAAAGCGTATCGTTAAAATTGAGAACAGGAGTGGTTATATTAAACATCTTTTTTAACTATATAGTAAATACTTGTAATATCGTCTGTTTTGAATTGCAATTTCATTAAACCATCTAAATTGATAGATAGTTGAGCCTCGTCAGCATCTTTATTTACATTTAAAATATCTTTCATCAAATCAGAATTAAACCCTAATTTAAATTCACTAAATGAATTTATAAAATCAGATGGAACATCTTGTTGAGTAATATTAGGAATATAATAAGATACTTTATTTGAATATTCTATATCACCTCCAAATATCAATTCTAATCGAAACTCACCATCTAAACTAGTGTTTGATTGAATCATTACTGTTGAACTATCATCTAATGCTGATTTTGCTTTAATTAGAGCAACAATCATATCTTTATCTAGAGGTGCCTCTATATGATAAAATTCAGAACCGTTATATTTTCCTGATTTAGGAATAGTTAATGTATCGGCTAATGTATAGTTAACATTGAATTGATTATCTGAAATAAGAAGTTTATTAAAGATTTTACCTTGTTTTGAAAAATCTAAAATCACATCTCCATTTGTAATATTGATCAGTTTAAGTAATTGAGTGGTATTAGAAATACCAATATTTGAATCTGGGAGATTAAATTTAGAGTGAATTACTTCACCAATCATTTCTCGAGTTGGGGAGGTTAGTTTAACGGAGAGTTGTTTATCTTGAATTTCCCATTTAACTGCTTCAATCATACCACCAATGTAGTATTTATTGATAACTGCTTGTAATTCAAATTTCTTAATCAGAAACATATAACTTTTATTTTATTTAAATATAAAAAAGATGATTTTGTAGTCCTAATTAAAGCTAAAGAATTTATTAACATTAGGATTTAATGGTGGAAATTCCCAAGAAAGATCAGTATAAAGTGATTTTAATTTATTTGCCAATAACGAATCAAATATTTCTTCAACATCAATATATTGTTTAACAAATTCTTCAATTTCTGGTGGTACCTGAGCATTTGGTAAGCCTATTGTTTCTAGGTGATATGGATTTTTCTTTAGATTAATAATAAATATTTTATCACCTTCAATGATAGATTCATATTTTTTATCTAATTTTTTAAATCTAAGTAAATCATTATAACGAACAGCAGCCTTTGTATTTGATGGTGCTTTTAACCTAAATGAACTAAACATTTCTCCTGCTCGAGCAGGTATATGGTATGATGATATTTGTTTTACTCCTGTAGGTTTACCTAGTTGTCTAGGGTCTAATGTTTTTAATGTTTTATAAAAATCAACTATATCTTTATCTATATCAGGTTTAGGTTTACCAAATAATATATTTTTAATAAAATTCTCTCCAAATTTCTTAAATAATTTATTCATGTTGGACTTCATTAATTCAAGTCCCTTCATGTCTAATTCTTCAACATTAACACCTTCCTTATTAGTAACATACATTGCATAACGACGTTTACCTGTTGTGAGTACTCCAGCGCAAATTACCTCTTGTTTTAATTGGAAATAATGAGAATCAGTATTGAATAAACGTTTGCTTAATTTATCTAGATAGTGATTGGATTCATTTTGTATTTCCTGAGCGAGCAGTAATATTTTATCATTTTTTTCATCAGGCGAACAATTTGGATACCTATAGTTTAATAAGTCTCCTAATACTATATAAAGCGAATCTGTATCTGAAATGCATATGTTTTGTTTTTCTTGCTTTATTTCAGTATTGATTTTATTATTTACAAATTCAATTGATTCTTGAGTTAAACGTTGTCCGCTATTTGTAATGCCTGCGCTGCAAATTAAATGCCCATCAGTATATCTCCAACCATTAATAGCATAAGTACCATACATTGCATTTTGCAAAATTTTAAATGCATGTTGAAATAAATCATATAATTTATAATTAACCCAATCCTCTGCTTTACCGGCTGTTTTCTTTAGTGCTCGATAATGTTCTCGTTTTTCAAACCAACCTTGTAAAATTTTAGAACAAACACTCTGTTCTGAGGTATCAAATATGGCTCCGGATGCAGCTATAGTATAATTATTTTTTTCAATTAGATTAATTAGATCACCTATTTTAATTTTAGCTGCTTTAAGAGTATAATTAGTTTTATTTAATTTTTCAACAACAATTTGCTCCTCAGGATCACGTTCTTTAAGTTTTTCTAATGAATGGTTTTGCTCATAAGTAGCATTGTAAGGCACTTTAATTCTACCTATTAATGTTTCGATACCTAAATTAAGTGATTTAATGATTGAAGGATATAGGGATGTAAAGTCTAAGTCAATCACATCAAAGTATAAACCAGGAATAGGTTCTAATAAATAACCACCAGCATAACTTTCTTTAATATTTTTTAATATTGGATTATGAGTAGTAGGTTTATTTGGTGAAATAATACCTTCACGTTTAAGATACTTTAATATAGCACCCTCATTCATTACAGTATTGTAATAAATACTTTCATAAGGTATATTACAGATATGAGAAATCATGATAGTTAACTCAATGAATTTAAGTTTTTCTTCTAATTTTTCAATGATTTCAACATCTCGTAAGTTATAATCTATAAATTTGTTTATGTCGGTTTTAAATAAAATATTTAAATTTCCTTCATATTCAATCTTTCCTAACTTAACATATTTTTCTCCAATATCACCTAATTTATATGAAGGTTCTTCCTTCATAATGTATTTTTTATGCAATAACATGTAATCTAAGTGATTAACACCTCCTATAGTTAATTGCATTTGACCAGCATATTCAGTATAATTAACTTTACGAATTGGAGATAAACGTAATACTTCATCTTCACCTAATACTTGCTTAATTCTGAAATATAGATAAGGCATATCAAAGTATTCTGAATTGTATCCGCAAATGATAGTGGGATCGAGTTCTTCTAGTTTAGATAAAAATCGTTTAATCAATTCTTTTTCTGAATTGCAAGGAATGATGAGTTTATTATCTTGGTTTGTTTCTTGAATTTCACCACTTTTATCTATAATAAAACAAATATATTGTTTTGTGGTCATATCTCTCAAAGCAATCGAAGTAAGAGGCATAGGAGCAGCCTTAATATATTCAGGTGTAAGTGCTCCTCCCATTTCAATCTCGATATCAAGATAAACTATGTTATGGAATGAAGGAACAACATCATCATATTTGTAATAAAGTTCCCTTAATACTAATAACTCTTTAGATATGTCCTTTTCTAATAAATCAGGATCATCTTTAGAATATTTTTTAGTAGGTACAGCCCATCCTCCAGTTAGTATAGGTTGAGCTTTTTCACACCAATCATCTACTCGTTTCCAAAATGTAGGTTGATATTGAAATTCACTCCATCCCATATTATCATCTCTAAGATGATAAGTATACGTTTGGTGATCGTAATAAATTGCTTGATACATAACCTTTATTCAATGAATTAGAAAAACTTCTTAAGATTTGGTTTAAAATAATTTATTGATTTAAGTACTTTTTTATCTCGGGTTCTATAAACAATATAATATTCTCCTACTTTTTCATAGTGGGTAGCTTCACCAATTCGATCTGCTTCACTTTTACAAGTAGCAATTGCTTCTTCTTCGGTTTGGCAAGCTTTAGACATATTTGATGCTTGAACTTCATTATAAGCATCTACAAATTTGTCTTTTAAACCATGTAACATAACTCCATTTCCTGTAGCAACATAAGTAATATCACAAAGTGCATCTAGTACTTCTACAATATCTCCTGTTTCACAAGCGTGTTTGTATTCTTCTAGTTCTTCAAGAATAAAGTTGTATACAAACTCCCATTCCTTACGTTCAGGAATATTTGGAGTATAGGTATTGGGTTTCCCCATTGTTTCATTAAATGTCTCTACCTCAGAGACAAATGGTACGTAATTGTCTGTTTTCATAACTATAATATATAAAATAAATTTTAAATTCCCAACTTTTAACTTAAGATATTGTATCTATAATATTTTAAGGTTTTTGATTCACGATCTGCTAAACCGTTAGTTCCACCATTAATACGTTTAGTCAATAATAAAATAGTATTTTTATCTACTCCTTTATCACAAATATCCCATAATCTATTTCTATCAAAGAAAAATATAGCAGATTCAAAAGCATATTCGGTTGCTACTAAATCTGGGTTTGTAAGGATTTCGGGTTTGTTTAAATATCTAGAAAATGCGGAGTAGTTTTCTCTACCTGTTAATTGAATAGCACCTCTTCCTCTATATCTCCATCCATCCCCTGATGCTTCTCCTCCATTCCCCATTCTATTTGCATAAACTCTGTTTGCTATTTTTTCAGGTTGACGAGCATATTGTTCGGCTAAATCCCCAGGAAAATATTTTTTAAAAGTATTTTTTAAACCACCGACTGAATAGTTTAGATTTTCTACAAAAGTCAAAAAATCTCCAGTTTCATGAGATGTTTGTCCAAAAAATTGAGCTGCACGAAATGGATTCATTTTAAAATATTGCATTGCAACTTTAAATGTTTTAGGTCCAAATGCCCCATCAGCTGAAACTCCTATTTTGGCTTGTAGATTTTTTAGACTCATGGTTGAGAGTTATTTCGAGATGTAGTAAAAAAATTAGTTAAAAATTTTCCTATAACTCCTAATATCATTGGACTAATAATCAACCATCTAATTTGATCAATTGTGAATACTTCTTTTAAATTTTCAAATTGCCACATCCCACTAACTGAAGTAATAGTTGATGCTGCTAATAATGCATCTCCTATTTTTCTCCATTTTTTAGGTGTAGGAGACCAATAGTTT